CTCCGATTCTATGTTCTTCATTGCTTTTATTATTGCTTTTCTAACAATAAGCATTTGATCTAATTCTTTTTTGTTCTCTTCGTTTTTTTTATTATTAAATAAATAAACTAATTTATTATCATCTTTATTCATAATCTCTCTCCATAATCATTTCTAAATAATGTATCGCCTTTTTAATGTCATCAGCTTTACCCTTACTTTGATGGCGGCACACATACTTAATAACATTACCTTCTGCAAACAATAATTTGTTTTCGTTAATAAATTGTGAAGGCTGTATTTTAAAATCTTGGTAATGCGACCCGCCTTTTTGCCACAAGCCTTTTTTCTCTTTCATGTTCTTCCTTTGTTTTTAAAGTAAATCCATCTCGTATTAAATCAAAAAGTTTATTTTCAACTTCTGATTTAGTAGGTCTAGTTTTAAATTCTAATGTTATATTAATTTTATAACTCATATCACACCAGCGTTCTGCAAACCAATTAGTGTACTTACTATTGTGTAAAACCAAATTATCTCCATCATTTTTTCTCCTGTAAATAAATTAAATAATCTTCACCTATCGGATAATTATACCTATAATTACTAGATAGTATATGTAAAGTGTCTCTGGCTCTCGTGGCTCCTGTGTAATAAACTCTTTTCTCATCACTCTTGTCATTTGCATCTTTTTTATTAACATACGATGCAGGCCAATTTGTTTTGCTATACAAAACTACATTATTTGCTTCACCACCTTTTACACTATGTATCGTATCAATAATTATCTGTGGCTCATCATCTAAACTCTTTTGTCCATAGCGCTGCAATAATCGTAAGAAATATTCTGTTTGACTTGGTGTAAAGTTTCTTTGTAGTATTTGCCACCAAGGTTTTGTTGCTGCTTCATCATTTAAATTTAATCCACACCAGTCACATAAACCATCAAAGTCATAAGTTTGTGTATCAGGTAAATCAATCCAAAATCCGGTTCTCCTGTAGCTATGATCTTTTATCTCTCTTATGTATCGCATCATAACTTCAGCATTTTGTTTACTAATCTCCTTACCTTTTGATATAGCTGTCCAAGCTTTGATAGCTCTCCATTGTTTTACGTCAAAAGATTTATTACCACGATTATCAGCAAAATATAATCCAGCTTCTTTTGCACTTAGTCGTAATTCATTAACAGTTGTGTTAACCCTACCTAATATGTACCAAGTTCCTGGCAAATCACCAATAGGTATTTCTGCAAAGTTTAAATATCTTTTTACATACCCTTCTTTTTCTAAATGTTCATAATCTTTTTCTATGCTATCTAAGATACCTCTTCTAATGATCTGGCTAAAATGATGTATCGCTTCACCAAATCTTCTTGTTTGCCTTAGTATAACTTTACGACCTGGAAAATATGTTGTGAAATATTTAGGATCACTACCATTAAATTTATATATACCCTGATCATCATCACCAGCTAAATAAACTCTTTTTGCTTTCTGTGCTAACTTATACAACACACTCCATTGTAATGGTGTAAAGTCTTGAGCTTCATCTAGTATAAGTATTTGTAGTTCTGGAAAGTCCACTTCATCTATAGTCCTTTCTATCATATCAGTAAAGTCTATAAAGCTGTCTTTCTTATAATGATTATATGTATCTATCTTTCTAATATAAACGTCTAGACTGTCCATTTTATGTTGTTCTTTTTTATATACTTCTACAGGATCTAGCATCATGTTTCGTGACTTATCATACACACCTAATGACCAATCTTTATATGTAAAGTTATCATCAGATAGTCTTTTGTCAGATGTTTTAATTATACTAGCTTGTAGTGCATAATCTAACATACAAGCTTTAGGATCAAAGACTTCTTCTTCAAAGTATCTTCTACAAAATTTATGTAGTGTTTTAAATCTTGCAAAGTCATCTGTGTCATATTGTGGAAAAGCTTTCAATGCTCTTTCTATTGCAGTATCGACTGCTTTATTTGTAAAAGATATAAAAGCAATCTCAATAGGTTTTACACCTCTAGCTAAATGACCTTTTAAAACTCTTTCAATCAGAGTATGTGTTTTGCCAGTACCAGGTGGACCAAATATCTTTATGGTCTTTTGATACAAAGCTCTATGTCTTTGCAGCTCTGAACTTTTTGTGGTAGTCATCATCCATCTCACTTACATCATCTTTAGGTTTTTGTTTTACTGTTTTATGTTTTACGAACTCAGGCATTTCTACAGTCCATATATTTTTTTCACCTTCGTGGTAATCTATTTTTTTACAATTCAACATTCGTAATGCTATCATCGGATTAGCAAAACTTCTTGTACCACTTTTCTGTAGAAAGTTAGCTAGTGTAATCTTTTTAAAATAACATATGTTAGTGTTACTATCTAACACTACATAACCATCTTTTAATTTTTCAAACCTATCTTGTTCAATATGACTTTCAAAAAACTTCTTTAATATTTCATAGCGTTCTTCTTCTACACTATCTGCATATCTATGATCTTGACTCTCTACAGATTTTTCTACAATAGCTTTCATTAACATTTCAAATTGACTTGGACCTTTTCGTGGTTTAGGTAATGTCAGCCAGTATACTCTATAACGTAATAATTTTACCCTCCAACTTTTTTCATCTTTCATATCATCAGGTGTAACTGTTATGTGTTGACCTTCATAATCAAATTCAAACCATACACTTTTTGTGTCCTGGACATAAGTAATGTTTGTAAACTTATCTATAATACCAGGTGTTTCTTCTCCTCTTCCTAACTTTCTAGTCTTACATAATTCGTAATTACAAATAGCTTGGTATTCATTATGTTTTGGTGGACATTGATAACCATAGCCTTCTTTGTGTATACCTTTTGTCATCTGTGATACTTCTGTTGAGGGTAAAGGTTTTGTAAATATTTTTTTGTTTCTCTCTTGCATTATCTTATCTAATTCTACATAGTTAATGCCGACTCTTTTTTTCATTTCTAATACTGCAACATTATATAAATATTGATGTCTCATTTTACCTGCCCAACCATCTTGCACTAATTTTTGTACACATGGTGGATAATGTTTCCAATCTCTTTCTATATCATTATCTTGCAGCTGATAGTTTAAAAATTCTTTTGGTGTTATCGCTTTTGACTTTACTATCTCTAAAAACTGACCTACTAAAACTGGTGTGCCTTGATTATTGTAAGCAAACTCCATAGTGCTATTCATATTAAAGTAAGGCATATTGATTGTTTTATTACACGGAAATACTTCATTACTTAAAAAATACATCTCATTAAATTCTTGTAGCTTCTGTCTCATCTTATCTGCTTTGATAAAACCTTTTAAAAAAACAAAAAAATGTAAGCCACCTGATTTAGATAATACAGGTATAAAAGGTAAATTAAATTTTTGTACTACTTGTATATATTTTTGTGCTGAATAATTTTCATAGTCTGTAGGGTCTAAATCAATACAACCCCAAGAACATTCTCCGTCTACTTCTGGTTTTAATCCTATTCCATACTTACCATCTAAATGGTCTTTCCATATCTTTGGTGTGACTGGCTCGTGTATCGTGGCATACTTTGCTTGTTTCTTACCATTTGTATCACTCTCTCCCGTAAGAGAGAGCTTTACAAATGACTTCTCACCTGTCACAAAAAGCTTGTACAGTTCTTTGTGCATGACTAGAACGGAACTTTATCTGTGCTTTTCTTACTAGGTTCCTCTTGCTCATCTCTAGAGTCATAATAGATATTAAAATCTTTTGCAAAGTGAGCAAATTTTCTTGATTGAGTTAAAGATTGAATATCTTTGTTATCGTCAAGATAATCCTCAAACTTTATTAACCAACCAAAATATTTATATTTATTTGACTCCTGTCTCGTGACATTCATACGATATATACATTTATACATAGGTGGGTTAAGAGGTTTACCATCAACTAACAAAGTGTTACTTTTTATCTTTTGTAACCATTCATTACTTTTCTTTTTTTGCGTGGACTTCATAGTAACCATACCTTGATCAATAACATTTCTATCTTTATCTAATATTAGTATAAACCAGTTACCTGTATCTTCTACATAGTTACCATTTGGTAATACATCTTTGTTACCATTTTTTGTAAGTCCTAATGGTTTTTCTTTATGAACTGCTACAGGTCTATTATTACCCTCATCCATTTCTTGCCACTCATTAAAACTTCTTTTATACATACAAGGGACTGCAAAAAATCCTTGCTTTCCATCGTAAGCATTTTCACTTGTTTGATTAAACACACAACCTTCAACAACATCCGTGCCTGTTACAGTTTTTTCTATACCATCTGGCATATTGCTTGAATATAATATTTTAATCAAAGGGAGTTTAAATTCATCTTGTGCTGCATCCTCTAAACCCAGACCTGCATCTTCTGTCCAATCTACTTTTGCTGGAACTTTATCTTCTTTTACCGCTACTTTACTCATCATTGTTTCCTTTCTCTATTTTAGTTTCGGTTTTCAAAAATACTTTAAACAACTCATCGTCAAACTCTAATCCTTTTTCTTTCACAACATTAATATGTGATTTTAAAGAATTAGCATTTACTGATTCATTTAAAGTTGGAGCATACCCTTTCTTTTCTAATTCAGCTTTTAAATCTTTAGCTTCATTGTCTTGAGTCTTAGAAAAAGAAATGGATAACTCGTTCTTAACAAGAGAACTATTTTCGTCTTTACTTAAATAGTCTATACACTTTTGTCTTCTTTCAGCTAACTCTTGGCTTTTCAAACAAGCTTTAATTGTAGGGATGTAACCAGTATAAAAACTTTTTATTTTTATCTTATCTCCCTTATTGGTAACAAACTCTTTCATACCAATCTCTTTCATCTTTGTAGGTATATCTACTTCAGATAGTTGTCTTTGTGCTTGTTCTAAAACTTTGAGAGCTGACTTCATATCTTCAATAGCTTTGTCGTTTTTAAGCATATTGTCGATCATTTCTGTAAGACTTTTTAAATCATCTTCTTGAAAATTCATCTCTATCTTTACTTCTTCTTGGTTCATGTTTACCTCCGTTAAAACACTACATTAAAATTTTATACTTGTAATGTCAACTAAAAAATCCTATAAATATAGTATGACACACATATACAAACGAGAACCCCTTGCTCACCAGAGAGAAGCTCTTAATTTAAGTTATGATAAAAAAAGTTTTTTATATCTTATGGGTATGGGTACAGGTAAGACGAAGGTAGCAATAGACAATGCTGTATTTTTATATAACCAAGGTGAAATAAATTCTGTTTTAATTATTGCACCAAATAGTGTTACACATAACTGGCTAAAAGAAATAGATGCAGATAGTTCTGCAAAAGGTTTTAAATATTTATTTCGCAGAGACTCTTTTGATTATCATTTAAAAGATCATATCAATTGGTATGTTATGAACGTAGAGGCTTTATCTCATGCAAGTGGTGTAAAGGTTGCAAAAAAATTAATAGATAAACACGCTGACAAAATGTATTTAGTAGTAGACGAATGCACAACAATAAAAAATCACAAGGCAAAAAGAACAAAAAATATTATTAAGCTTACAAGTAAAGTAAAATATAAAAGAGGTATGACAGGATCACCTACTGCAAAAAGTCCACTTGATTTATATACACAATGTGAATTTTTAGATCCTACACTTTTAGGTTTTACATCTTACTACTCTTTTCGTGCAAGGTATGCAGTTATGAGACCAATTACAAGAGATGGTTTTAGACAACAAATGATACCATATGGTTATCAAAATTTATCTGAGTTATGGGAAAAGATAAAACCTTTTTCTTACAGAAAGATAAAAGAAAACTGTCTAGACTTACCACCCAAAGTATATATGAAAAGAATGCTGCAAATGTCTACAGAGCAAATGGAAGTTTATAATCAACTTAGAAAATATGCCAGAGCAGTTATTATGGATAAAGAAATTAGTTATACAAATAAGTTAACAGAAATTTTAAGATTGCATCAAGTAACTTCTGGTTTTTACAAAACAGATGACGGACAAATTAAAAGTTTAAAAAACCCAAAGATAACTGAGTTATGTAATATTATAGATGAGACAGAAGGTAAAATAATTATATGGGCAAACTATCTACATAACATACACGACATATTAGAAACATTAAAAAAGAAGTTTCCTGAAGATAGAGCTGTTAGTATTTACGGAGCAGTTAGTGTGCCTGATAGAGACAAAGCTGTAGTAGATTTTCAAACAGATAAGTATACAAGATTTATGGTAGGCAATCCTGCAACTGGTGGTCTTGGTTTAAACTTAACAGCTGCAACAACTGTAATATATTTTTCTAATAGTTATGATTTAACATTAAGAGAACAATCAGAAGATAGGGCGCATAGAAAAGGTCAAACAAAAAGTGTTACGTATATAGATTTAATTATGCAAGGCACTATTGATGAATTTATTATTAGAGCTTTGAACAAAAAGAAAAGTATGTCAGCTCAAGTTTTAGGTGAAGAGGTTCTTAAATTTTTGTAATACTCATAAGCTTTCTCCATCCATTTATTTTCATACTCAAGTAGTTTATCATAATCCATAATAAAACTTTGGAACTCAAAACCTTTAGTACATACTGCAATTAATCCTTGTTCTATTTCTCCATAGTGTGCTTTGTGTGCTATTGAATATGCTGCTATTTGATAATAGTAATCTTCAATCCATTCTTCTTTTTTTAATCTGTTAGATTGTTTAAAATCTATGATAGTAGGTTTATCATCATATAACCCAACCACATCAGTTTGACCTGCCCAAGCCATTTTTTTAGGATTAGGATATAAAGACGGACAGTAATCTTCATATCTTAAATTTACCTCACTACCCCATACTTCTTTTAACTTACCTAAATTTTCTACTATGGTGTGAGCCATCAATCTTGATATATTACCTTGTGTTGTAATATTAAAGTAAGGTTTACCTTGACAATACTTTTCTAATACCAGGTGCATTTCTGTACCTCTTCTGGCTGCATCTATCGTGATCTGTTTAGCGTGTTCTTCACCTACTCTTTTTCTCCAATTACATAAAGCTTTTCTTTTTTCTTCACTTTGTGTTGCTGACAATATGGTAGTAACCGAAGGATATTTTTGACCATCTACATTGTAAGTTCGTATACTTTCATCATTACGAGTATATTCTTTATACTTATACTTTTCTACAATTTTAAAATCGCAGATTGTAAATCCATTTTTACTTCTTTTTATCTGCATATAGGTTGTCGAATGTTGTTTCCCAATCCATATAACTATCGTGTTCTTCAGCACTATGTGTAAATTGACTAGGTATAAAATCTGGTGGTCCATCACCAGTTACCCACATAGCAGGAGAAGTGACACGTACTCTGTTATTAGGTAAGGCTACCATACAACCTTTCCAGGGTCCGTTTGTTAAATGTAGTACATGACTTTGTTTGTGTTGTGCTGGGTCATCAGCTATCTCATTACCTGTGTAATCAACTGTAAAATGATATTTAGCAGTATAAAACTCACCATCTATTTTACATATCCAAGGACTAGAACTTGTTCTGTCAAAATGTATTATAGAATGTTCTCTACTTGAACAATCCCATGGTTGAGCAAGATGAGTAGGCATTGGACTAGGCCAATCATCAAGTGGGTCATCAAAGATTAGAGACGTAATCGGGAGTCGAGCCCACATTGCCCCACCATGAGGATTTTCCAAACGATTTTCTTCATCCTCACAACCAGTAAAGATGACTTGGAAGGAAAGACATCGGTCTGGAATACTTGTGACAGCTATTGCTAACGCATGAAGATAATCTCCATGATACCTACGATGGTTTACTGTAAACTCTCTACGCACCCATACTTTAAAGTATGGAATATTTGATATTAAATTTCCCATACTTTACTATAAGTATAGGATAGTTATTAATCAAGTTAATTTTTTTTCTTCTTCATAGTTTGCATAGCGTTGTTAATATCTTTTACTGTTAGTCTATCCCCGCTAGCATTTTTTTGTGCCATATTATATATTCTTTTTAAAACTGCCGCAGACATACCTCCAGATAAACCTGCTCTTCTTTGCATAAAGTTACCACCACTAGCTCTCATCATTCGTGCGCCACCTTTAGAATATCCTTTAGCCATCTTGCCACCCATAGCTCTCATCATTCGTGCGCCACCTTTTGAGTAACCTTTTGCCATCTTACCGCCCATAGCAGTCATCATTCTTCTAGCACCACCTTTAGAATATCCTTTAGCCATTTTGCCGCCAGCTGCTTTCATTACACCACCACGTCTCTTGGCAGCCATTTGTTTTTTCTTTAATGCAGCTCTTCTTGCTTTTTGTTTTTCTGTAGGTGAAAATATTTTACTAAAATCTCTTTTTCCTCTTTCTGCTTTTGCTTTATCAGCAGGTGTTTGGAAAGTACCACCAACTCTAATACCTGCACCAGCTCTAATTTTATTTTTATCCTTTATACCAGGATTCATTCTCATAATTGACGCTACAGTAGTTTTATATTTTTTAGCGATACCAGATAAAGTATCGTTTTTTTTAATTTTGTAGGGTCCTTTAGTCTTTGGAAAAGCCATGTTTTTCTCCTTTTGTTATAACATATATAGTATACTATTTTTCTTCATCATCGACAATCCAGTTATTCAATTGTTTTTTGTACTCCAAATATAATTCCGTATCAGCAAATTCTCTACCTTCGTTCATACATATCATAAAATATTTAGGGTTATATACTAAACAAGTATCATCATCATATTCCATATTATGTGCTAAAACTATTTTTACTGTAATACCTATAGCTACTGCTATAAAACTTATCACTGCCAACACTATGAAACCCATCCGTATCATTTCATACATCTCTTTTTGTTTTTTTAATTTTGCAGCTTTAGCTTCTTTGATTGCTTGCTTCTTTGCATCAATCCTTTTTTTTCTTTCTTGTAAAATAAACTCCCAAGTCCCTGGACCAAATCTAAGATTAATTAAATTTTTCATTTCGTTTAATTGTTCTCTAGCTAATCGAGCATCTATTACTTCTTTCGCTACGTTGTCTATTGCGAAATGGTCGACATTTTTTGAATCTCTAGCTTTAATGACTTGTTGTTCGCCCATCATAGCTTTGTCTATATGACCTACTAATTCACTAATATCGTTACAAGTTTGTATTTGCTGTTTAACAAAGTCGACACTTTGTTTGACTAGTTTAATTCCTGATAATACAGCTGCTCCAGCAGTTACTGGATCAACCATTGTTCTTCTCAATAAACCTATCTAGTTTCGTTTCAAGTCTACGAAGTTGTTCTAGAATTT